GCAGGTAAATGTCGAACTTATGATTCTACAATGGATATAGATGTAGGTAATTCTGAGTTTGCTGAATATTTGCTAAATAATAGTAAGAAATAGCAACTGGAGCAATTCTATGAACGTAGCAACTTTTTGTAAAACATATCAGCGAAAAATGTGGAAGTCGATGATTACTAGGAAAAAATTAGATTTCACTTTATTGGATGTAATAACGTTGAATAATGAGCAACTTTATTACATACCGTATAATGGATATCATAAATTTACAGTAAGTACTTCACAATGCTTAAAGTGTAATGCAGCGCTAGTTATCGGATTTAGAAAAGATGAGTTTATAGTATCAACATGCAAATGTTCAGCAGATAACAAGAATTATGCTACTTTAGAAAAGTTATCAACTGTATTTCCTGTAAGTGAAGCAAATGACGTATTATCATCATTTGCAGAGCGAAAAACACGGAATTTACAAAATGTACTAACTCATTGGACATCGCGCGGACATACTCACGAGGACGCAGTACAATTAGTGTCAGACGTACAAGCGAGTCGATCGTCACTGTCACCTGCTGCACAGAAAGGTGCACGGGGGTATTCGATGAGAACCCCCGAATACTGGATTAAGCAAGGGTATTCTAAATCAGACGCTGTGCAGAAAGTAAGTAATCTTCAAGTTACAAACGGCTTAGAGTTTTATGTTAACAGATATGGCACTGATGAAGGCAAAGTACAGTACGATAAGCGAATGACAGAATGGTTAACATCATACACTCGTGCTATGGAACTAGATCCTACAATTAATGAAAGAAAAATGGTCGGGTTTTGCAAAGCATCAAAAGAGTCGTTAACCGTGTTAATGCCAGTCTATGAAAAGTATAACGATAAAATTCGTATATACTTAGGCATTGACGGAAATACTGAATATTTTTTGCGCGACGACGATAGTATACGATTTTATGATTTTACGATACCCGAGCTTAAAATAATTGTTGAGTTTAATGGATCTAAGTTCCATGCTAATGCAGAGTTATTATCTGAGCAACAACTGCTAGAATGGAAGAGCTTATTTTCAAATGAATCAGCAGACTTGGTTATTGCAAAGGATACTGTAAAGCGAAAAATAGCAGAATGTCACGGATACACATTGTTAACAATTTGGGATACTGACGACGTTGACCAAGCAATTACTAAAATTACAAATTTAATAGAAGAAAAACTTAATGAAATTTAACATACCAATAGGGGAACTAGCAGAGTCGATTGCGGAGTACAAAGGAGTACTATTAAACGATAACTGCGAAATTAATATTAAAGATCTTGATTGTAAAGTTAATACACCATCAGGAACTGCTACTATTAATATTATAATTAAAAAAGAAAAGTTAGAAGGCATAAAACTATTACTTGCAAATGGTGTAGAAATAAAGTGTGCTAATAAGCATATATTAAGATATAATAATGCAGACGTATTTGCAGATTCATTAGCAATTGGCGACTCGGTAGAAACTATTAACGGGAATGTTAAGGTTAGTAGTATTAACAATATTGACGATACTACATTTTACGATATCGGAATAGATGCACCGTACTTATATTATGATGCAGACGGAGTATTACATCATAATACAATTACTACAGCAACATTATCGCACATGGTTGAGCCGTACGGTCGTAGTTTAGTTATTGTTCCTAACAAATCACTAGTTGAACAAACTGAAGAAGACTATATCAATTGCGGGCTTGACGTTGGAGTGTACTTTGGCGACAGAAAGAACCTAGGTAAGACTCACACTATTTGCACTTGGCAGAGTTTGAATATTCTTGACAAGAAGAACAAGGACGGCAGCGCAGTGTTAAGTCTTGCAGAGTTCCTTGAAGGTGTAACCGCTGTTATTGTTGATGAATGCCACCAAGCCAAAGCAGAAGTGCTAAAGAACTTGCTTACACGCAACTTGCGTAACGCTCCTATTCGCTGGGGACTAACTGGTACAGTACCTAAAGAAAAGTTTGAGTTTGAAAGTATTCATGCTAGTCTTGGTCCAGTGATTGGAAGTATCACTGCTAAGTCATTACAAGATCAGGGTGTACTATCTAAGTGTCATGTTAATGTATGTCAACTAATTGATGTCGTTGCACACAGTGATTATCAGAGCGAATTAAAATATTTAACATCAGACACAGCTAGACTACAATACATTGCTAAGATGATGAACAAGGTATCACAAACAGGTAACACACTAATTCTAGTAGACAGGATTAGTGCAGGCGAAACTCTTCGAGACTTAATGCCTGGCAGTACTTTTGTAAGTGGTGCTGTAAAAGTTAAAGACAGGAAAGAAACTTATGATACAATTCGTGAAGGAACAAATGAAGTCATTATCGCAACCTACGGAGTTGCATCGGTGGGACTTAATATTCCTCGTATTTTTAATCTTGTTCTTCTTGAACCTGGCAAAAGTTTTGTAAGGGTAATCCAAAGTATTGGTAGAGGCGTTCGTAAGGCAAAAGACAAAGACTTCGTACAAATATGGGACTTGACATCAACATGCAAGTTTGCGAAGCGGCACTTGACTCAGCGTAAGAAGTTTTATGCCGAAGCTCAGTATCCTTATACAATAGAAAAAATTGACTGGAATTAAATGAAAATATTAACATTAGATAACGAATGCTTTATGCTTAACAATCTTCCTGATGAGCTCGACGAAGATGTACGCTTTAGTGTATTAGACAATAGTGATCCTAAAGATCCAGATTTCTTTTTTGTACCACTTATCTTTCTAGAATCATTTAGCGCTCCTGCTATTGTATTAGAAATTAACGGACACGAAGTAATGATGCCAGTCGATTGGCATATTGCAGTAGGCGATGCTCAAAGTGGTAACGACTTAGAAGTACTACCACTAACTAGTATTAATGATAGAGGGTTTGAAGTATTTCTTTTTAATCCTTTAAAAAGTTTCAAATTTGACTTTGGTACATTAAAAGTTGTAAATTTTTACAATGATGTAAAGTGGTACTTTCCTAAAATGAAAAACGGACAACTACTAAGTGTTCCTATTACGGATGGCAAGAATCCATTGTGTGCATTTTTTGTAAAAGATATTAGTAGACAAAGTGAAACAATAGATTTTACTATGCTAATGTAAGGAAACAATATGAGTATTAAATCAGGAAAAATTTGGGGATCAACAGAGTTGATTCACGCTAACGGTGTACTAGAGTTTCATCGTATCAAGTTCAAAGCAGGATATAAATGTTCAGAGCATGAACACGAATTTAAATGGAACGGGTTCTTTGTAGAGTCGGGCAAGATGATTGTGCGTGTTTGGCACAACGATCAAGGATTAATTGATGAAACTATTCTTGAAGCAGGCGACTTTACACAAGTTAAACCAGGTAAGATTCATCAGTTCGAAGGTGTTGAAGACGGAGTAGCATTTGAGTTGTATTGGGCAGAGTTTAATCACAATGACATCAAGCGACGCTCATCAGGAACAGCAGTTGGCTAGGATGATACCCGGTGAAGCATTGATATATGAGCGGAACGACAACGTTGTGTATGCTCGTTATCGAGATGCTCCTCACAATAAAATTCCCCGTTGGATCATCGGCGGTGACCCTGCTGGTATTGCAAGAGCACAGGGCGATCTGTTGTGTTATCAAGAATGGCAAGAGCTGTGCGAACTAAGTTTAACATATCCAACTATAAAAAAACTATTAGATAAGTTGGTAGTAACTTATTATACAGTGAAGGAAAACAAATGAGATTAGTTGCATTTGGTTGTAGTAATACTTACGGGCAAGCATTGCCTAATACTACAAAGATTTTGAAAAAGTAATTGATGATATCGTTTGGTATTCATTTGACAAATTTAATTAATTAGTGTAAAATATAAACATGAGTGATAAGAAACTTCCAACTAAAGACATACTTGCAGCAGTTGACATGAACGCAAAAAGCGTTTGGAAAGAATTGTCTGATGAAGAAAAGAAGCAAGTTAGCTTTTGGTTGCTAAACAGATATGTAAGTGCTGTACAAGGTAATAGAGAAGCACAAGAGCTTGCTGTGTTTAAAACTAATGAATATTATAACAAACACTTTAACGACATTGGCGTTGGCAAAGAGAACGGACATCAACATCTAATGTGGCAGCTATTGTGTGCAAGTGGAGCAACAGGTAAGATCGAATACCATCCTTATATTGGCTTTAAGAAAAAAGAAGCCGGTAACAACGCAGCAATTAAATTGTTATCTCAAGTATATCCTAATATGAAAATGAAAGAGGTAGAACAACTTGCTGGAATATCTACAAAAAAAGAACTTAAACAACTCGCAGAAGATTACGACATTGATATCAAGCTCTGAGAAACCATACGTTTGCGAATATTGCAGAACAGGATATAGCCGTGAGAAAACTCTCATAGTACATATGTGTGAGCAAAAACGTAGAGCTTTACAAAAGGGCGAGAAGCGAGTACAGTTAGGTTACATTGCATTTAATCAATTCTATAAATTAAGTGCTGGGTCAAAGAAAGATAAAACATACGAAGAGTTTTGCAAGAGCAGTTACTATAATGCATTTGTAAAGTTTGGTAGTTTTGTATCAAATGTAAAACCGTTATATCCTGAGAAGTATATCAATTATGTAGTAACGTCAGGGGTTAAACTTGACCAATGGTGCAGAGAAGAAATGTATGAAGCATATGCAGTTGAGCTAATTAAAAAAGAAGGTGTTGAAACTGCCCTAGAGCGCAGCGTTAATACTATGGTTGAATGGGCTACTGAAAACAACAGCGTGTGGAATCATTATTTTAACTATGTAAGTTTGAACAAGGCAGTGTGGAATATTAGAGACGGAAAGATTAGTCCGTGGTTGGTTCTTAATTGTAAGAGCGGAAAAGAATTATTAGGTAAGTTTAATGACGAACAATTAAGTATGATATATAATATTGTTGATCCGCAGCATTGGGCTATGCGATTTAAGAAACAACCCACTGATGTACAACTTGTTAAAGATGTAGCTAAGGAAAGTAATTTGTGAAAATTTTAATATTTGGATTGCCCGGAAGCGGTAAGAGTACACTAGCAGAACCGTTTGCTAAACTAGTAGGCGGCATATGGCTTAATGCAGATGCAGTACGCAAATAACAAAACAAAATTATTTGCGTTGGCACGGCGCAAAGTGCAAGGAGGCGTAAATGGATATTGATATAGACTTTGCTGACAGAACAATTGTGCTTGCACAACTCAAGCACCGTGTTGCTAAACTTGACTCAGACAAGAAGCATAACACAGGAGTCTATGCAACTGAAATTCCACACAACCCTGTAGACAACTTAGCCACCGTTGACTACAAGACTGCTGAAGAACGTGGCTACTTTAAACTAGACTTTCTAAACGTCAGCATCTATAAAGATGTTAGAGACGAAACACATTTAACAGAATTAATGGAGAAGGAACCACTATGGCAACTATTGGAGCACGAGGACTTCAGCGAAAAAGTATTTCATCTGAACGGGCACGGCGCACTATTGAAGCAATTGAAACCTACATCGGTATCACAGTTAGCAGCGACGCTGGCGATCATTCGTCCAGCCAAGAGACATCTAGCGAACGAAAGCTGGGAAAAGATAATGCAGGGAGTTTGGACTAAGCCGACCAACGGCGAGTATTACTTTAAGAAGGCCCACGGTATTGCCTACGCAGCAGCTTGTGTTGTACACATGAATTTAATATGCGAACAGTTGTCTACCTAACTTTGCGTATCAGCTGTACACTTTTACGTTTGATACGTTTAAAATTTAGATCGTTTAGATTAACACACGGTCCTATTGTTACTCTAACATCCTTGCTGTTCATAGTCATCATTGCATAACTAAATGCCTGCATTTCTTTTATTAGGAAAATGTTTATAGGCAGCATCCTATTTGACTCCCACCACCAAACATTGCCCATTTCTAAAAATGCTTCCTTCTCTAAGTTAGTCTTTAACGAGGTGAATATATACATGCTGGTTATATATGCATCTTGATTTGCAATGATGCCGACGTACTCGTTGCCACCATAAGTGACTACGCTGATAAAGGGGAAGTTGTTTTCAATATCTTTTAATAACATATTTCTCGATAAATACTAGATGCAATTAACACCTAGATATTTAGTCAATAACAGAACGACCATTATTACTAATGACGCAGGATTCATTACGGAGTACAGACCAGTGTATCAAAGACATATAAACGTATATAGAGGCATTGACAATGTGCTTGATTTTAAAATACTCAATGCTGATCAAAAGCCAATTGACATTACAAACTATACACCCAAGTTCCAAGCGTTTGATGAAAATAGATTATTAGTAATTGAACACAACGGCGAACTTATTACCGGCGACGATAGCGCTCCTACTAGAGGACTATTCAAAGTTACAGTTACTGACAACGATCTATTAAACATTGATCAACAATATCTTTCTTACAACGTACACCTTATAGACAACACCACTAATGTTCCAGTGTTAACTTATTCAAATACTAATTTTGGAATGAACGGAACGATCTATGTAAGTGAAACAGCATTTCCAGGGCCCGCAGCCGCAACTAGCATTATTACTTTTACTGAAGATAATAGTGTATGGAATAGCGAATCAACTAACGCACAGCCAGGTATAAACGGCAACGATGCATTACATACTGCTGTAGTATACACTGACAGTTATATTGGTAATGTAGTTGTCCAAGCTACGTTAGAAAATCAAGTTACCGGCACAACAGTTTGGACAGACATTACAACTATAACACTTGTCGGAACTGAAACAGAACCTACACCTGTAAACTTTAACGGAGTGTTTAGTTTTGTAAGATTCCAAGCATCAGCAGATCCTGCAGATAAAATAACAAAAATTTTAATAAGGAATTAAATGTCTACTCTAGTTATAACTACGTTTTCAGAAGACGGTTACTACTTGTATGGGAAAAAATTAATTGAGACTTGGCAACAGTATTGGCCAGCTAGTGGATACACATTACGAATATATGCTGAGCATAATTTAGTAGTTGACGATCCAAGGATTGAAATAATTAATCTAAATGACGTAAGTCCAAAGTTACTTGCATTTAAAAAAAATTGTAACATTAGTCTTGAATCAGAAACTAACAAAAAGTTAATTCATAAAATAGAAAAGACAGTAAAGTGGTGTCATAAAGTTTATGCAATCGAACATGCATTACACAGCAATCACGATTATCTTATATACTTAGACGGAGACACTTATACTATAAACAATGTCCATCCAGGGGCATTAGAATCATTATCAGAAAAATGTTTGTTTAGTGTACACTTTGAAAGACTAAAAGGTATGGCACACTATGAAACTGGATTACTTATATTCAACAAGCATCATGAACAAATAGGTGACCTAAAAGAACATATTACTAGTGCATACGACACTGGCGAAATATTTGAACTTCCTAAGAGCTGGGACGGTTTTTGGTTTGCTATACTGCACGAGCGTAGAGGATATCAAGTTAGAGATCTTGCTGGCGGAAAATTTAGAGGAGTCTTTACTAATCCAGTTGTAAAGAAGATCCTTGTGCATCTAGCAGGAAACGACAAGTACGAAGGCCAAGGCTTTAATACATTTTCTGGTAAAAAAATACTCCAAAACTGATTGACACATGGATACATTAATGCTATAATAATAGCATGAGTATTGTTTCTGACATTATAACAACACACTTGCCTGGCTTAAAAAGTCAAAAACATATGAAGTAACATTTCCAGACGGTCATACAGAAGTTGTAAAATCATTTAGAGGATGGTGCAAGGATAATAATTATCCTTATTATAAACTGTATAATACTATTAGAAATAACAAGCCGTCAAAAGATGGATGGCAAGTGCGGATAATTGAGGATTAAATGTCAATAGTTTCGGATGTATTAATTGCATATTATACACAAGGTAGTAAAGTA